TACTGGAGTATCTGTAAAATCACTTTCATATCATTTAACTGTATATCATTTAGATTTATAATAATCTCTAGTAGCATTATAAGCTGATTGTGTGTCTAATCATTTAGCTTCTTTAATCTTTTGTACATCTCAAGCAAATTCATCTGGGCTATATATTCCACTTGTTGTTTCTATTTGTGTTCACATATCAGCAGGTAAACTTAATCCTGCATCTTGTGGTAATCAAGGTATTGTACCTATGTTAGAGCCAGTTCATAGTGTAGGATTAGATCATTGTGGAGCTGTAGCTCATATTCAAGTTAGTGTATCTTGCATAATTACTTATTTATTAAAGTGTTAAAATCAGAAGTATCTATAGTTTTAGTAGTTAAATCTAATAAACTAGGTTTATTAGTAATTGTAGTTCAAGTCTGGTTAGGTTGTATATCTACTGTATTGTTTACATCTGTTTGCATATTTCTATCTGGAGACAAACCAGTCTTTAGTGTTGTAATAATTCTATCTAATTCTTTCTTGTATCCATCTTCAGATAATGTACTTCTTAAACTTGTAGAAGATGATTTAATAAATTCTAGTTCTTGATTAGATAAAGCACCGAATGTAGCTCAAGCTGACTTTAGTCTTATAAGATTATCTAATGCTGTATTTGATATAAAGGCATCAAAATTAGACTGATAATCTGCTAAATCTCAACTCAAATAAGTTCATCAAGCTCACGCAGCAACCCTACTTAATCTTCAAGGGTCATTATCTCTTAAATCAGTAGCAAGTTTAATTAATTTTTCTATCTGTGGTGTTCATTGTGTTGTTAAATCTTTTTGATATAGTTCAGCTTGTGCTTTAAATTTATCAAAATCTTTAATTGACTTCATATCTGTAGAAGTTAATCATTTACTTCATAAGAACTTCTTATATAAAGGAGTATCTGCAGTTTCATATCATACAGCTTTAGGTATGCTAGGTGGACTATAAAATCAACCATCATTATTTGTAATCTCACTTAATTTAACATCGTGTGTAGATTTCTTCTTATCTCCTTTCCAATTCCAGTCTGTTATTTCTACAGTTCCTTTATTTGGATTATATCAAGTAACTATTCATATATGCCCATTCTCTGCATATTTACCATCAGCAGTTTGTGTGTTATTCCACATAGCTAACCCTCATATAGATGGAGTATCTGCATTTATATATTTCTTTTTAGAAGCATAAGTATCTCATACCCAAAAATCTTTACTACTTATTCATAATTGTCCTGTAACATATTTATTTACAGCTTCTCAACATTGTAAATCTCAACTAACACCAGAAACTAAACTATCTACTACTGAATTTCAGTTATTAGCCTTTTTACCATTTATGTCGTGAGTATAATAATCAGGAGCTCTACCATCATCATATGTTCTGACTGTAGTATATACTCAATCTTTTTTAAATGTACTATCTTTATAATCTGCTTTAGTTTTAGTTTGTACTATTTCTCAATTATCTGTAGTAACAAAATGAGCTACACCATTCTTTAAGTATATCTCTCTACCTTGTCTATCTACTGTATATTTACCTCCTCTGTTATCTTTAGATAAAGTATTTTGAAACTCTAGTAATGATTTTCTTCTACTAAAAGCATTATCTGCAGCTATTTCTCTATTCTGTGCTTGAAAAGTAACCATATCAAATTTATCTTGTCTATTTATATCAAACTTTCTTCTATTTTCATATTGATTTAAAGCATTCATATAAACGGCTTTATTTTGTTGGTCATCAAACTTAATAAGATTTAATTGTACATTAGCGTTATCTTTTAATGTTTTATATACTCATAATTCTCATCTTAATTGTCCTGTAAGAGCTCTTTTCTCTCTTAATATATCTTTACCCCTATTTCTCATCATTGCTCTTAATTGAGGTCAATCTATATTAGGATATTGTTTTTTAATATCTCATTCTAAATTAAAATAATCTGTATCATTTTGATTAATCTTATCTTGTATAGTTTTAATTTTCTTTGAACTATCAACTATTTCTTTACTATTAATAATTTCATTATATTTTTCTCTAGAATTACTACTAAATATAGCTTTTTGTCATTCTATATATTCTTTTTGTGATAAAACTTTCTCTGTAGCAGTATGGTCTGTTTTCTTATAACTATCTATTACATCTTTTTCTTTTTGAAATTGCTCAAATCTAGCTCTTTGCTCTGGTGGTAATAGATTATATCTTTCACTTCAAGGTACTAAATCTCAACTTTTAACAGAAGTAAGCATATTATCATTACTCATACCATTATACTTAGTAAAATACTTAGTATTTGCTTCATTCTTAAACTTTTCTGTAACTATATTGTTTAAATCTCATTTTAAATTTGGATTAGCAATAGCTATTTCTCTAGCTGTATCTAAGTTACCACTATTCACTGCATTAGTAAATGATGTTAAAGTATTTTGTGTACCTGTTTGATTTTGTGCATCTTGTGCATTTTGATTAGCTATTTGTTTACTCTTTACATCTTCTTTTGCTGCATTAACTGCATTTACATCAGGTTTAGGAGTTTCTTTTTTAGGAGTTGTTGTAGGTTGTACATTAATAGTAGTTCAAGTATCTGTTGGTGTTTTAGGTTTTGCAACTGTTATTCATCTTGAATTAACAGCATTATCTATTTCTGTTCTTTGTCCTGCTGTTATAGTATGATTATTAGAAGTTTGAATTTTTGATAAATCTACTGTTTTTCAATCACTTGTTGTAAAGCTAGTATTTTTTCAAGCATTTGGGTCTTGTGGATTACTCATAGTAGTTTCTATTTGCTGTGAAAGTCTTCATCATTTACTAGCACCAGGCTGATTTAGATTAGTATTATCGTGTAATGGGTCAAATCAAGTAGGTAAATTTCAATTATTTCAAGTATCTACTGGTACTACTGTTCATCAAGGAGTAGTAAATGTATTATTATTATTTGATAAGTCATTTAATCAACCTGCTGTTGTAGGTATTGTATCTTGAATTGTACTAGTAACAATATCATTTTTAGGATTATTAGGATTAGCCATAATTAGTTTTTATTAATTATTATAAGTATTATATCTTTTTTTTAACTTCTGTAAATATTATTCTATACTAATAACAGAGTTTATAGTATCTGCATTTAATCAAGGTACTTTGTCTTCTACAATAGGTTGTATCTGCTGTAGTTCTGTCATAAAGTGTGGTACAAATTCTTTTTGTGTATCTTTCATATTATACTTGGTCAAATTCTAAACTAAAATCGTGTAATATTGGTGGTGTATCATTTTGTAAATCATTATGTAATTCTACTTTTAACTGTATATCTATAAAATTATCTGTTATATCGTTTATTTCTTCTACTGCTACCGTATCTGTAGTATTATTTATAGTTCTTACTAACACCCAAGCTCAATTGTTAATTCTTTTCCATAATTTAATAAAGTTAGCTCAAGATGTATAACTTGTTGTCATCTTAACTCTTATAACTCTATTAATCTCATTAGGTATTCATCTAATAACATCAGTAATTAAATATCAATCTTTCTGTGTAGTTAATATTGCTTCATCTATATAATCTACTCAATAATTAGTTCAACTTCTATAAGAGTAATATATTCTTGGTGTAACTGTTCTTTTATGATTAATAATAAAACCAAACTCATCTATTGGTCATTGTGAAGAATTTGTTAATATCTTGTGAAAAGACTTAGGTAATCAAGCTATTAGATTATCATATACATATATTCAAGGCTCTGTATCATTAGATGTAAAGTATTTTCATAATACACTAGCATTTCATCATTTAGCATAATCTAAAGGAGGAGCTAAACTAAATTTAGTTTCATAAATAGAATTATTACTTAATCTATTTGAATATTTTCTCATTGATGTTTCATTGTCTTGGTATCAAGCCATTATTCTAGTAGTTCAATCATTATGTATAATATGGTCAAATCTTCATTGAGTAGAAACTTCTCTAATTCATAATCCTAGATTTTGTGTAGATGTATCTACTGATGTTGTATTTCTATTCCAGTAATATACCTTACCATTATAACAAAATACTTTCATCATAGTACCTTGTAATGTTAATCAAGTTACATAATCATCTCAAATACTATAAGAAGTAACAACATCAGAACTATCTATAAGTTTTATACCACGAAGACTTCATATATATATATAAGCTCATTTAATAATTACAGGAGGTGTTCAAATAGCAAATCAAAATGAAGTTCAATTCCATCATTCAGCCATATTAGTAAAATTTCATAGTATAGCTTCAAGGTATGGTACTCTATTTATGTTAAAATTAGTTCAAGCAATATTCTCTCTACTCATAAACCGAAAGTAATTACCGAATTGAAAACTACCTATTATATTTTCTCAAGTAGTTAAAGTATATACTAAAACTCAAGTATCTCATTTATATATTTTACCTCATACTCAACCATATAAAGTTTGTGTTTGTGCTCAAGTAGTATATTCAATAGCTGCTTGTCAATACATCATCTCTGTTGTAGTAATAACACTTGTAGGTTTAGGTCATAAAGTCCAACCATAACCTGTTCTTAATCAAGTTATATTATTTCACTCAATAATCTGTCAAGGTTGTGCTACATAATCATCTTGACTAATTCATACATAAGGTTTATTAAATGTTATTTTAGGCATATTTTATTGATATTTAATTAAATTAGGCTCTGTTATTAATATCTCTCATTGGTCTCTAGCTGATAATTGTTTTAACATTAACTTCTTTTTACTTACATATTCATTATAAGCATCATTCTTCTCATTTAACTGTTTAAATTGTCCATAGATGTATTGTTTTAATCAAGCAACAACTACATCGTGAAATCTCTTAGGAACTAATATATCTCATTCTAAGCTGTTTATATCTAATACTGCTGGCTCTGCTATTACATATATTTGTAATCAGCTTGTAACTACACTTTTAGGAGCTGGATATATAAATATACTATCATCTTGTATATAATAGAAAGGATTAGCTGTATTTTGATTATCTTTATAGTAAGCTAAGTCTTTTTCTAAAGTAACTGGATTAATTCTTTTAACTTTAGTATAATATGTATCTGTAGCATTATATTTTACAAATAACTTATTAACTTGCATTATTCTCCTCGCAGCAGCTCAAGTTCATATCTCTTTTATAAGATATTCTTCTTGTCATATAGCTGTAGTTACATTAGCTCTATCCCAAAAGTAATCTTCATCTACATAAGTTACTATATCTCATATAATATCTTGATAGACATCATTTAAATCAATAATACCATCACTATCTGTATAACTTGTTGCATTAGTATGACATTGTCTTCTAGCTTTAGCTATTATTTGTGCAGAATTCATTAGCTTTATTATTTAATAATTAAATTTCACTCGTAAAAACACAATTTATTATGTACTTACGAATAAAAGAGAGCCGAAACTCTCTAATATTATTTCTTTTTACTTTTTTTAGGAGCTTTTTCAGTTTCTAAAGATTTAAACTTATATGCTTTACCAAGTTCATCTGGTAAATCGATAATTCATTTATTATCAGCTGCATAAACTTTTCAATCTCTATTAACTATTCTTCAAGGAGTTGTTTCAAATTTCATATATATTTATTTAAGGATAAAAGGGAAGTTTTTACACTTCCCTAATAATTAAGCAACATAGTTAATACATATACCTTTAGCATTTTCAGTAAAGATTTTTAAACCATAGATTACTTCAGCAAGTAAATTTTCATAGAAACCATCTACTCATTGTCTAACATCGTAGTTATTTAATTGTACTACCATATTAACAGTTCCTTTTTCCATCATTATCATTTCTCTAGAAGCAGTTAAAGCATTTGTTTCAACTATTTGTATTCCAGAGATTAAACCTAAGAAACCTTTTTGTCTTACTGCAAATCATTGGTCAGTATTATCTAATAGACCTGATTGTCTTAGTAATGAAGCAGCGAAAGGAGCAACGAATAAAACTAAATTATCAGTTACATTTTGTGTAGCAAGAGCAACTTTCATATTTTCTATTTCAGCGAAAACATTTCATAATGCTAATACAACTGGAGCACCAGAATTTAGTTTATTTCCAGCTGGTATAGCAGCAACATCAGTAACTAAGATTTGGTCTCTAACTACAGAGTCAAATAAGTTAGCTTCAGCGACAGCAAATCTAGATGCAACTTTTTCTTCTAATGAAATATTTGTTTGTTTTATTTCTTTAGCTGTAAGTTGTACTGCTAATTGAGCAACTTGGTCAATTAATAAGTTTTCACTTGTTATGTTGAATGGAGAAGCAGTTATTGCTGCACCTGCAACTCAACCAGTAGTAAATGAAAGTGTAGGTAATAATTGTACAGTAACTGTATCACCAGCAGCATTTAATTCACCTGTATAATCACTATTAGTATAGTTGTAGAATACATTTTTTTGGTCTCTGTTTCTTAATACCTCTCTAGCGAACAGAGTAGGATTTATTGTTATATTTGCCATTTGTTTAAAAATTAGTTTATAAATTTAATTACTTACTAATTTATATCAATAGCTCTTATCATACCATCTTAGCTTTTCAAGCATCAATAGCATCTTTAGCTACATTATACTCAGCATCAGTTAATCAAATTAACTCTTCTCTTGTATAAGTAGTCTTTTCACTAGAGCTATCTCAATTAGTAAGGTTCATTGAGTTAGTTTTAGCTCTATTTCAGAATGTTGGGTCATTTCTTTCTAAAAGAAACTTAGCATCTTCCCAAGAATTTCATTTATCAACATAACTTTTTAAGTCCTCTTCATATTCTTTTAAATCCGAATTAGTTGTAAAGAATTTCTCTTTTTCTAATTCATCTCTTGTAAGAAATTTAGATGTATCAATAATTGGTTCTGGAGTTTCTGTAATAGGTGCTTCAGTAGTAGGATTTTTCTTTAAATCAACAATTTTAGCTTCTGCTTTTGTTAATCTAGCTTGTAATTCTTCTACTGTTGGTGTTTCGACAGTACCATCTGCAGTATTTGTATCTGACATTTTCCAAAATGTTAGTTAATAAATTATTTTGTTTCAAGGTATAACTACCTAAAAATAATAAGTTTTACAACATCGTTATCATTGGTTGGGATATACTCATTATATATAAAAAAGTATATATGTAAAAAGTTTTTATAAATCAGGACTGTATACTTCTTGTGTGAATTTCTCTGTCTCTTTTAAGAATGTTGACATTGCTTTGACATATATCTGGTTATCTTCTAGTATCTTAATAGTTTTTTCATCTTTCAGGTTAACATTTAGTAGGCTTTTTCATAACCTACTAACTATGTCTTCCTGTATATCTAGTAAAACTTTATATCAAGGGTGTTTTCTCATTCATTTTAATGCTATAGTTTGTTCTTTTGTTAATTCCATATAGTTTTATTATAAAGTAACATCTGCTGTACTAGCTATTTGATTATTAGCTGATTGTTGTCAAGCTAGTTGGTTCATAGCCATTGCACCTGTCTGTGCATCTCATTGTCATTGTTGCATCTCTGTTGGCTCTGGTTGTTTAGTAGTAGCTAACTCTCTGTATTTATCTAATATTTTATGCTTAGCGTCTGTATCAAGAGCTTTCTCATATATTTCTATATATGTTTCATAATCTTCTCATACTTCTGGGTCTGCTATATCTATATTTCTATTTAGTAGAGTTAAGTTTTCTTCTGCTATCTTTTCATCTACTGTTTTTTCTATATAATCTTCTCATTCAAATCAAGCTATTCACATTGTATCTCATAGTTTCCTTAAAAACTTATTCATAGCATATCAAGGTTTCATATTACCTAAGTATAAATTAGCTAATCATAGTAATTTAGCACTATTCTTTTCATCTTTAATTGCTTTCTGTGCTTTACTCTCTATATGTACTTGAAACTTACCCTCTGCTATAAAGTCTTTTCTTTCTACTGATTTAGCAAATGCTTTACCATTCTCAAATAAACTAATCATTTTCTTACCTTTCTTAGGCATATTCAATACATAACTTCTGTAATGAGCTTTCCAATATGATTTTTGTCATCTCATATAATTAGAAGCAACAAAGTTTAATAACTGATTAGTGTTTTGCATAAGTGTTTGTACTTCTGCTTTAGTTTGTCATCAAGCTGGTGATTGTCCAAAGGCTAATGCTCAAGCTCAAGTTGTACTTTCTGCATTCTGTGTAAGCTCTTGTATGATTTGTTGTCCATACTGACTAGGATTAGGGTGTTGGTCTGTATAAACACTTGCTCATATAGTTTCTCAAGGTTGTCTATCAACTGGTATAATTCTTCATCAAGGTTGTCTTTGTCATAGTTCAGCCATATTAACTCATAAAGCACTATCAACAAACTTATCTGGTCATAATGAAGTTAATCTAGCTTGTATTACTTGTAAATTAGTTAATACACTTATAGCATCTTGATATTGTAATATTTCATCTGCTATACTTACTCAAAAGAAACTACCATATTTAGGTTTTCTTCTATGTATTTGTACTGGATACTCTATTTTGCTTGGTTTCTTTCTTTCTGCTTCTGTTAATGGCTCTAATTCTATCTTTCTTAGTAATACAGTTCTATCTGCTCCCCAAGTAGTTAGATATTTCTTTCATTCAAAAGTAGTAAAGTGGTCATATATATCTATTAATCATTCATTGTCTTGGATAGGTACTACATTATTTGCTATATCTAATCTTCTTTGATTTTTTTCTAATTCAGCACTTATATATGACTCTACTTTCTCTATATTACTATAAGAACTATCTCTTTTTAGTTCTTCTAGTCTTAATCTTCTTTCAAATCATATAAACCTCATCTTATTTCCTCTCCAGTTCTTTGGGTCAGGGATAACACTTAATGGGTCAATACTTCAACTAATAGGTTGAAACTCATCGTTATCCCATCAATCTACTGTAGTGATACTTGCTCAATATAAAGCATTATGATTTACTATATCTTCTCTCATATCATATAAATCCATATCTTCATCATCAAACTTAACAACTTTATTAGCTGCTTCCATTACTTCTTGTCCTAATACTCATTCGTCATTAGTGAATGTTGTTGATAATTTATCTGTTAAGAATAAACTATTTTCTAGTTGCATATTCTTCCATAATAAATTTACTCTAACTTCTCAATTAGCTAGGTTTTGTGGTAAAACCTTATTCATTATAGTTCTTTTTCTAGTTCTTTCGTTAGCAATATGCTTATAACCAATGTTGTACTCTCTTTGTACTTGTCATTGTAAGTTATGAATTTCCATATTTATATATGTTAAATAATAAGTATATACATTATATAACTAAATGTATATATGTAAAATTTATATTCATACATAGCTAGGAGCAAAAATAGTGTTTGGTTTCTTCTTAGTTGTTAATGCTCTATATATAGTTGCCATATATCTAAACCAGTCTGCATCGTGTGATGTAAAATCGTGTCTAGGCTTATCTCTATATATTCCTTTCTTATCATCATATTCATATTGATATAAACTTAAGTTGTTTATAAACTCATTTAATCATTCTTCTATATATAGATACTTAAATATTAATCTACCTGCACTTATTCAACTCTCTATAGTATTCTTTGGTACCATATAACATTCGTGTCATAATAGTTTCTTAACTGTTTCCATTCTACTTGTTCAGGTAGCTAGTTCTCTATTAGCTATATCGTGTGGGAAGTAATGCTTATCATAATCATATCCTTTCTCTATTAATATATTAGCATAATGTTCAAATCAAAATCAAGTGTTTGCATATCTATCTATTATTCTTATCTCTGGTCATACTATTTGAATAAATCATATAGCCATTGCATCTGATATTCATAAATCCCAAAAAGTAGTAACTGGTAACTTCTCATCATATATTCCTTTCTTTACTCTATTCTCTTGATAAGCTAAAGCTAACTCTTTTCAATATACAGCTCATTTAATAGAAGCAGTCCAACTACATTCATACTCTTGATTGTATTCTTCTTCTGTCATCTCTTGTTTAGCATCTTCTAACTGTTCTAATCATAATAGTTTAGTTTGTGATACTTTTAATAATGAAGTATAAAACTTCTCATCTTGTAATGCTCTTTGATATAAGTGATAAAAAGAGTTCTTACCTTTAGGTGTTCATATCCAAGTAGCCCAACCTTTATTAGCATTTATCATAGGAAAGACTATCTCACTATATATATTACTGGGTTGCTGACTATACTCATCAAATACTACTCAACATAAATCTAATCATCTTAAACTATCTGGAGTATCACTACCGAATAATCTTATTCTACTTCAATTGAATAATGTAATGATTAACTCTGACTCATTAAACTTACTTCACTCTATCTTTCTTCATTGAGTCTTAAGTATTAACCAAGCAATAGCTTTAGCTTGTTTATATGTTGGAGCTATATATCAATAAAACCCCCTTGACTCTAATGCTTTAGTCAAAAGGTATAATATTGCAACTACTGTCTTTCAAGCTCTTCTATGTATAACTAATACATTAAATCTCTTAGCTTTCTGAAAAAACTCTTGTTGCCACTCTCTTAATTTAGGAAACACTATTTTCATTATCTGTAAAACTTATTTCTAAAGTATGCTCGTGCTTCATCTCTCAAGCTACATCTACTTCTTGCTTTAAACTAAATTCATTCCTACTCTTTCTCTCTAACCATTCCTTAGAGGCTTGGTAATCACTTGCATTGATTTTCTTAATCCAATTAACCTTAGCTTGTATATTAGGTTTCTTTTTAAGTCTTTCTTTTCTTTCTCAAAAATGTGGGTGCTTCTCTATATAACGATATAAAGTAGATGGATTAATATCAGCATATAAACAACACTCTTCATCTGTTAAACTGTTAGTAAAACCTGCTTCTAACTTTGCAATAGTTTCGGGAGTCATTTTAAGTTGTCCCTTGTTATCTTTTCTTTTATCTTCATTACTCATAATTTATTATTTAATTGTAAATAGTTTTTCATTAGGTTGGTTATTATGAGATTGACTTCATCATTGTAAACAACTCTTTTGACTAAACTCATATATAACCTTAAAATCATCTGGAGCACTGTATTCACTTATAAATACCTTGTTTGTTTTACTTAGCTTTCTTATATATTCCCAAAACTCTTTATGATTAAATCATCACTCTGCATAAGTAGCTGTATTATTATAAGGAGGGTCACAATATACAATAGCATTTTTAGGTATATCTACTTCATTATAACTTCACTTTATAATTTGCTTTATATTTTGCTTATTTTGAAGTCTTTGAAGTCTTTGAAGTCTTTCTAAATTTTGAAGTCTTTCTAATTCAAATTTTCTATAATTTTTACTTCATTTTTTAAATAAAACTTTTCATACTTTCATTATTGCACTTCTTCTTTTTCAAATACTATCTTGTTTTAATATTCAATCTATATACTTTTTAGGTATAAGTTTTTTTAATTGCTCATCTACTTGTTTTCTTACTACTAAGTCATCAGCACTCTTTTTTAAATTTTCTATATCTTTTCAATATAAATATCATTTTTGATTATTTCAGAAGCTCCATACACATTGTATATATCAAACATACCATTCTTCATACTTACTAGGATTTTTAATAACATCTTCAAACTTTTTTCTACTTACCCAATTATACACTTCATCATCTAATCAATCTAAAGTTTTTTCCAATAAAGCCATTACATATTTATTCTTGTCGTTATTAATAGTTTTCCAACCTTTTTGTATGAATACTTCACTTATAGCAAATCATCAAGTAAATAAATCAACAAGTAAGTCTTCTTGTCTATCTTTTGTGTGTGCATTAATTACATTAAATATATGCATTGCACTCTTTCATTTACTTCACATATATGGAACTGGACACATAATATCTATATGTTATTAAATAAATTTATAATTAAATCATCAAGCAGTTTTTCTCTGTCATTTACATACCTTCCAAACACTTGATTTATTTAATCAATTTTTTATAGATGCCTGTATAGTTGAATTATATATTTCTATTAGTTTTCACTTTAAATCATATTTTCAGACTCTTTTACAATTCTTTCATAATATATCAACACAATGTCGTGTATTATCACTTCTATTACTCCATTCTAAATTATCTTTATTATTATTAGATTTATCTCAGTCTATATGATTAATCTCATTTTTATTATCTACTAACTTCATAAAAGCTAATCCAACTAACCTATGGACTAAATATTTTTTTCTAATTCATTTTTTTGATAATTGAATATATTTATATCATTTAATATCTTCTAATTTTAATACTCAATTTTTTAAACTTCTTACATTTCATAAATTACTTGCTTGGTAAATTCGTTCATATCAAGGTATATCTTTCCATATTTCTGGCATACAATATTATTAAATACTAAATTTTTCTAAACAATTAGGACACTCAACCTCTTTAGTCTTATCACTTACTTCTCTATCTTCATTTCACTCTATATTATCAAAATCAATATCTTCTACCTCTGTGTTATATATTTCATTTAACTCTGGTATATCTAATTCTTCTAATTCAAAATTAATAGCTTCTAAGTTATCTTCTGCTAACTCTGCTATCTTATTGTCTAATAGTCTATATTTTCTTATCTGTTTATCTGATAGTTTATCTTTTACTATAACATCTACATATTCATATCATAATAACTTTAATACCTCTGTTCTGCAGTGTCAAGCTACTATTACATCATACTTATCTATAATAATAGGTACATCATATCATACTTCTTCTATAATAGATTTTAAAGTGTCTTTTTGAAGTTTCGGGTGTATCTTATTGTTTTGCTCATAATCCTTTAACTCTTGTATTCATTTCTTAGTTAAATTTATTTGTGCATATTTACTCATATAGTTTGTTTATTAAATATATAATTGAGTGTATAAGTTCATCTGTTTTTTAAAATATTATCTGAGCTGAAAAGATAACCGTAAAAGAAAAACGAACTTAAATGAAATTTTAGATGATTTAATAAAATCTTGAAAATATTATTTTTATCTTATACACTCAACCATACACTCAATTGTGTATAGCATATTTATAAATAAAGTTCTACTTTATTCTAATAGTTTATAGAGGTTTCGCTCATTTACTATTTAGTTTCTTCTTTAATCTCTTTATCTTGATTAATCATTATACATTCTCAACATAATCATTCTTCTTGTTTAGGTTTTTTATTACATTGAGGACATAAACTTTTAAAGTATTCTTTAGCTTTCTTAGTAGCTTCTTTTATTATATGTTTATCGTCTCGGTCAACTAAATCTTTAATTAGTATCCTTAGTCTATTATCTCAATTCTTAA